CTGCTGTGCGCGCTGGAGGCGTCCCCGAGCCAGATCCATCCGCGCGCCGTCGGCCTGATCGCCGACGCGCTGGACCAGGCAGACGATCACCTTGAACGCGTCGGCCAGCCGGCCGGCGGACCTTCCCCTGAAAGGACCACGAAATGACCCCGCTGATGATCTACACCTACGCCGACTTGCTGCGCATGGGGCTGGCGAACGACCGTTCGACCATTTGGCGATGGGTCAAGGCCGGCCAGTTTCCCGAGCCGATCAAGCTGTCGCCGAACCGCACCGTGTTCCGCAGGTCTGAGGTTGACGCCTGGCTTGCGGCGCGCGGCCTCTAAAGGAACGGCCCCCGACGCTGGGAACGCCGAGGGCCGGAAGCGGGTACTACGATGGGCAGATCAACAGTACCCGCCGCCGCGCCTGATTACAAGGGCGACGGAATGCATTTTCCACCACACGCTTGGACACCAACGCAGATGTACACCGACAAGCGGTTAAACCGAACCGACCTTGTGGTGCTTGGGCTGATCTGTGCGCACATCAACCGCAGTAGCGGCCGCGCATGGCCGTCTTTCACCCGGCTCGCAAAGCTGGCCAGCGTAGACGCGAAGCACGTGCGCGCGGCGATCAAGCGGCTGGAGGGGTTCGGTTATATCGAGGTCGAGCGGCGGCGCCGAGGCGACGGACAATGGTCTACGAACACCTATCGCCTGCAAGGGGGGGTAGGGGCGGAATGTGCCCCTACCTGGGGGCAGAATGTGCCCCTAGGGGTAGGGGCGGAATCTGCCCCCCTAACATTCAAGACTAGAACACCTGAAGAGAACAGTTCCGCTGTAACAGCGGGCGCGTTTGCACGCGCCGCACGGCTCGATCACGCCTTTTTGCGGGAGTTGGAGCAGAGGTTAGACAGCGGAGCGGTGGATGCATCCCAGGTCGAGGAGCTGGCATTGGAGGTACAAAATCAGGCGGTCGAAGCTGGCGACCATTCCCTGCAACAGCACGCCTGGAGGGTGCAGGAGAAGGCAGGCGAGGCGATCGCTGAAAATGGTCCCAATGCTTGAGCTTTTCGCGGCCGGCATGACCGACGGCAGGCTTTCCTTTTCTCTCTCCAGCGGGTTGAGTGATGACTAACGACGCAACAAAGGCGATTAAGTTCCTAGAGCGGCTGAAGATCCCCGAGGGGCCGAACGCTGGCAAGCCGCTGAAGCTGGCCCACTTCCAGAAAGCATTTGTCCGCGGCGCCCTAAAGCAGGATACCGCCGTTGGCGTGCTGTCGATCGGCCGCGGCAACGCCAAGACCGCGCTGTCGGCCGGGATCGCGCTGGGCGCCTTGCTGGGCGAGTGGGACGGGCAGCCGCGGCGTGAGATCGTTATCGGGGCCAGGACGCGGGACCAGGCCCGGATCGGCTGGGGTTTCGCCGAGGCGTTCGCCCGCTCGCTGCCGGATGAAATTCAGGCTCAATTCACATTCCGCCGCGGCTCCAAGCTGGAAATCGAGTACGACGGCGACGGCGGCGGCCACCTGCTGCGGGTGATTGCCTCCGACGCCAAGAATGCGCTGGGCGGCGCGCCGACGCTGGCGCTATTTGACGAACGCGGCCATTGGCCAGCGGACCAGGGCGACGCGCTGGAGGCGGCGATCCTGTCGGGGCTGGGCAAGCGAGGCGGCCGGGCGCTGATTATCAGCACGTCGGCGCCAGACGATAGCCACAGCTTTAGCCAATGGATTGACGCGCCGCCGCCGGGGACGTTCGTCCTGGAATACCGCCCGCCGCCGGGGCTGCCGGCCGACGACCACGAGTCCCTGATGCTGGCCAATCCCGGCGCCAAGGCGGGTATCGGGTCCAGTCCGGCATGGTTGCAGGCGCAGGCACAGCGCGCGATCGCCCGCGGCGGGTCGGCGCTGTCTACGTTCCGGCTCTACAACCGCAACGAACGCGTCTCGGGCGAAGCGCGCGGCCTGCTGCTGACGGTGGACGAATGGCTCGGCGCCGAGGTGTCGGACCTGCCGCCGCGCGAGGGCGAGGTCGTTGTCGGGATCGACCTTGGCGGCAGCGCCAGCATGACGGCGGCGGCGTTTTATTGGCCGGCGACGGGCCGACTGGAGGCCAAGGGCTGGTTTCCGTCGGAGCCGTCGTTGCTCGCCCGCGGCCAGGCCGACGGCGTCAATAGCCGGTATTGCGAAATGGCCGACCGGGGCGAGCTTAGTACGCTGGGCGCCCGCACTGTGCCGGTGGCGCAATGGCTGGCCGAGGTGATGCAGCGCGTCCAAGGTCAGCAAGTCGGCGCCCTGGTGGCCGACAGGTACAAGGCGGCCGAGCTGGGGGAGGCGATGCAAGTGGCGGGCGTGCGCTGCCCCGTGATCTGGCGCGGGATGGGGTTCAGGGACGGATCGGAGGACATCGAGCGCTTCCGGCGCGCGGTCTTCGACGGGGTGGTGGGGATCACGCCGTCGCTGCTGCTTCGGTCGGCCTTCGCGGACGCTGTAACCCTCTCCGACCCGGCCGGCAATTTGAAGATGACGAAGGCTAGGAGCCTGGGCCGGATCGACGCTGCGGCGGCAACCGTGCTGGCGGTCGCCGAGGGTGCCCGGCGCCGTGCCCGGCCGATGGCGCGGGCGCGGGCGCCGATATGGGCTTAGGCAAAGCGGGGAAAACCGTCGGCCTTCTTTAAGACCTCCGGAACAAAAAACTTGCTCTGACACTGATTCTTCTCATCAAACCAAACGCAGGTTACTTCGCCCTTGCTAGCTTTCTCGACTGTCATGATGGGCCCGCCCGACTTGAGCTGAACCGTGTCTCCAACTTGGAACGTCATGATTTCCCCCATTGGATGAGTGAGGCGCAGACGATGCCCGCTACTTCAGGTGTTTGCAAGCCGTGAGTGACCACCGCCCCGGCCGTTGGGCATTGACGGATCGCCGCTGGCCGGCGCTGCGGCTTCAGGCGCTACGCCGCGACGGCTGGCGCTGTGTCCAGTGCGGTCGCCGGCACCGGCTGGAGGTGGATCATATCGAGCCGGTCGCCAAGCGGCCCGACTTGGCATTCTGCCTCGACAACCTGCAAACACTATGTGGGCCGCACCATGCGACAAAGACGGCAATAGACACCGGCCGACGGAAACTGACACCGGAGGCCGAAAAATGGCGTGCTTTACTTGACCCGCGCCGCAGGATTGATTAGGATTGTGCATAGAACACCGTCGTGATGACGGCGTGTCCCATAGATGGATTTTCATATGCTCGAATCAGTCAAGATCCAGCGCCGCCAGTCCGAAATCCGCCAGCGCCTCGCCGAGCTGGTCGGCAAGTCCGAGCCGGGCGAAGACGAGACCCGCGAAATGGCCGCGCTCGATGGCGAGTATCGCCAGAACGAGACCCGGTATCGCGCGGCGCTGATCGCCGAAGACGACGAGCGGCGGCAGGCCGGCGCCGAGCTGGAGACCCGCGGCGACCGGGAATGGTCGGACATGGTGCGGGCCTTCGAGCTGCGGCAGGTCGCTGCATACTACGATGAGCAGCGCGCCCTTGACGGCCGCACCGCCGAGGTGGTTCAGGAGCTGCGGAACCGCCGGGGCTACCGCGGCATCCCCGTGCCGCTGGAGGCGCTGGAAATCCGCGCCGGAGAGACCGTCGCCGGCGGCACGCCGGACCCGGTTTCGACCCGCCCGATCATTGATCGGATTTTCCCCGCCAGCGTCGCCGGCCGCATGGGCGGTTCGCTGATTACGATCGGCACCGGCGAAGTTGACTACCCGGTCACGACGTCGAGTGTGTCGGCCGGCTGGGCGGCGACGGAAACCGGCGCCGTGTCCGGCCCGACCGTCTACGCCACGACGGACCGCAACCTAGCCCCGGACAGCACGCTCGGAATCACCATGAAGGTGACCCGCAAGGCAATGAAGCAGTCCGGCGACGGTCTGGAGCAGGCGATCCGCCGCGACATGCGGGGCGCGATTGAACAGGAAATGGACAAGGCGGCTTTCCTGGGCGCCGGATCGAGTGGCGAGCCGCTGGGCGTGATCGCCGGCGCCTCGACCTACTCGATCACCGAGACCGCGATTGACGCCGCGCCGACCTGGGGCGCCTTCCGCGGCGCGATCACCCGGTTTATGACCGCTAACGCGGCGTCGTCGCCTTCTTCGGTCCGGGCGATGATCCGGCCGGAGGTGTGGGACGATCTGGAGGGCACGATCTACGACAGCGGCAGCGGCCTTACCGAGTGGGACCGGCTGACCCGGAATATCCCGGCCGCGAACATCGTCATGGCGTCCAACGCGCTGGAGGCGCCGACCGGTTCGCCGGCCGACAGCAAGGCGCTACTGACGACCACGGTGGGCGGCGTCGCGCCGTTCTGGGTCGGCATGTGGGGCGGGGTCGATATGATCCGCGATCCCTACAGCGACGCGGCCAGCGGCGGCCTTCGCCTTACCGGCCTGCTGACCATGGACGTGACGGTAAGCCGACCGGCCCAGCTTGAAGTTCTGACCGGCCTTCAGGACTAAGCCGATGCTGACCGCCGCCGCAATCGGCGGGCTGGAGGTTCGGGCCGACGCCGATGGGGCCGTCCGGCTTACCGGACGGTTCCCCTATGGCGTGGCCGCCGACCTGGCACCCGGACGCGCCGAGGTGTTCGCCCCCGGCGCCCTGGAGCCGCGGGAAAGCGTGTTCCTCTTGTCGCAACACCGCTGGGAAACGCCGCTGGCGAGCACCCGCGCCGGGACGCTGGAGCTGCGCAGCACGGCCGACGCGCTGGCGTTCGAGGCGACCCTACCGGCGGAGGTGGCGGGCACTAGCCACGGCCGCGACGCGCTGGCGTTGATCCGGTCCGGGTTGGCGGTCGGGCTGTCGCCCGGCTTCCGGGTCGCCCCCGGCGGCGAACGGGTCGAGCGGCGCGGCGACGGGCTGCTGCGGACCATCACCCGCGCCGACCTGCACGAACTGTCGATTGTCACCCGGCCGGCCTATGAGCCGGCGGCGGTCGAGGCGCGGGCGTGGTCCCCGGCGGCGGCCCCTGCGATGCATTCGGCCGCCTGGAGGTGGCGCTAATGGTCGAGGTGCTGAAGGTGACCGAAGCCGAGCCGGCGGCCTATCCGGCCGCGCCGGTGACGGCGACAGTGGACAACGCCACGGTTTGGAAGCGGATCGAGGGCTGGGTACGGCACCGCTGGGGCGAACGGGAAGTCGTCTGGATCGTCCAGGGGCCGGGCACCTGGGAACCGCCCCTTATGCCGTACACCGTGACGGCCGCGGAGGTCTGGCGCAATTCGACCTGGGAAAGCGTCACCCTCACCGACGATCCGGTCGGCTATGATCTGGACATCGCGACCTACCGGATCACCGCGACCGTCGGCGACACCGAAGACCCGCCGCCGATCGTGACCGAAGCCTATGCCCGCCTTGCCGAGTACCTGGACCAGGCGCGGGCCGACGCCGCGCCGGGGCATACCAGCGGGCAGGACGGCGATTACAGCTTTAGCCGCTCGGCCGGCTGGGCAGCGCGGGCGATCCACAACAGCGGCGCCGGCGACCTGCTGCGGGCCTTCCGATGACGGCCGGCCTGTTCGATCGGACCTATGAGCTCTGGCGCCGGTCTCTGACGCCGGACGGCGGCGGCGGGTTCACCGAGGCATGGGCGAAGGCGGCCGACGTGTCCGGCCGCGCCTACCCTACCCGCCTCATGGATGAGGTGGTCGGGCTGCGGCTGCAAGGCAACGTGACCTGGACGTTCGCCGCCGCCAGCGACGCCGACGTGCGCGAGGGCGACGAAATCCGGTTCGACGGCCGGGTGCTGGCGGTGCGGGCGGTCAGCGTCACCGGCTCGGGCCGCCGGCTCGAAGCTGCCTGCGAGGAAGAACGACCATGAATTTGCTTTCGATCTTCCGCCGCAAGCCGGCCGCCGAAACCCGCGCCAGCGGCACCGGCTTCACCGCCGAGGTGCTGGCGGCGCGTGACAGCTATATCAGCGGCAGCCGCGGCCTCGCCGAGCTGACGGCGGCGGCGCAAGGGTGCGTCTCCCTCTGGGAAGGCGGGCTAGCCCAAGCCGACGTTTCGGGCACCGACGCCCTCGACGCCGCCACGCTGGGCCTGATCGCCCGCGGCCTGGCGCTGCGGGGCGAGGCCGTGTTCCTTATCCGGGACCGGCTGATCCCGGCGGCCGACTGGGACGTGAGCACCCGCGACGGCCGGCCGGTGGGCTACCGTTTGCAGATCCCCGACGCCGGCGGCGGCCGGACCGAAACCGCGCTGGCCGGTGAGGTGCTTCATATCCGGCTGGCGGCCGACCCGGTGGCGCCGTGGTCGGGGCAGGCGCCGCTACGGCGGTCAAGCCTGTCGGCCGGCCTGCTGCACGCGGTCGAGGACGCCTTGACCGAGGTCTACGCGACCGCGCCGATCGGCAGTCAGGTTGTGCCCATGCCGGAGAACCCCGACGCGAACAACGACAAGCTGGCCAGATCGTTCCGTGGCCAGCGCGGCCGGGTGCTGCTGCGGGAATCGGTCACCGTGTCTGCGGCCGGCGGGCCCGCGCCGGCGGCGGATTGGCGCCCCAGCGACCTGACGCCGGACCTGGAGAAGGCGCTGCCCGCCGCGGCCCTGGAGGCGGCGCGGGGCGCGATCGCCCATGCCTTCGGCGTGCTGCCGGCGCTGTTGAACGCCTCGACCACGGGGCCGGTGGTGCGCGAAGCCCAGCGACACCTTGCAATGTGGACCCTGACCCCGATTGCCCGGCTGATCGCCGACGAGGCGACGGCGAAGTTGGGCGGGGCGGTCGCCCTGGACCCAATGGCGCCGCTGCAAGCCTACGACGCCGGCGGTCGGGCGCGCGCCTTCAAGGGCATGGTCGAGGCGCTGGCGGCGGCCCGCGACGCCGGGCTGACGGATGACCAGATCGCCGCCGTCGCGCGGTTCGCCGGCACTTCCGAGGGCTGACATGGCG